AGAAAATAATTTTTGTAGTAATTTTGCCATGTTTAAAAATTTTATTTGTTATCATATGCCTCGCTTGCCGGCGGGGCTTTTTTATTTTCTACTCCTATTCTTCTCATACCCCTTTGCAAACTCTCTTATATCTTGATAGGAGTATTTAGGGTGACCTTCATCATTTACTCTGTAAAAACAACCCTCGCGCTCCAAACGGGCAACTGTTTGTTTCTCCACCTGCAACATTTCTGCTACTTCTTTAAGGCTCAATAATGAATTTTCAGAACGCTCATTCTTAACTCTCCTCATAGCCTCTGCGTACTGGTCTATATTGTCAGGAAGCAGCTTTGCCATAGTATGAAACTCTTTCACTTCTTCAAGTGTGAGATTATTATAGGTACTCATTGCATATTCTACTCGTGTCATAGATTCTTATTATATAAGTCTTTTTGTTTGTATCCGTATTTTTCATAAACTGGAAGAAGGTCGATTCTCAGTAACTTATTACTCCTTCTCCTTGCTCCATCAAGCACTGCCGATTGCTTTATATCAAGTATCATTGCAAGCTCTAAACTAAACATATTACATTTTTTTATGTGATCCGCCACCTCATCCGAGAGGTCTCCTGTGATTGCTTTCCTATAATCTTTCATTGTTTTTTTTACTTTTCCCTCTTTTTTCATTGCTGTTCAAATTTTTATCATTATATTTGCACCCGTAAAAACAAAGTTATTTTATATCCTTGTTTTGACACCGCAAAGATACTACACTTTTTGTAAAGTACAAAACAAAATGTAAATTATCTTTGTTAAAGTTTATGTTAAAGTTTTCAAGTGGTTGGCTTTTAAATATTTAGAGTTGTGAAAATATATTTTTCAAAGGAGGATATACCGACCTTAGACTTGATTTTATCAAGCCTTATTATCTTAAATAAGGAGTTGAGTGTGGCTGATGACCTTGTAAAAAGACTCTTGCAAATTGACACAAAAGACATGTCTAAGGGTTTGGATTATATAGAAAAACCTTTTATTCATTATGTAGATATATTTGTCCTTCATCAAGTAGGAACAAAGCAGGAGACAGAAACGCTTACATTGCTTAAAGCTAATGAAAAAACCCTACCTTTTTATAATCAAGGAGGGTTTCAAGAGTTATACAATCAATTTGTAAAAAATAATGAGTACAATGATAAACAAAATGTATTAGTAGGCCTACAGATTGAGGAAATCCAACGAAATAAAACTATATCATGGATAGCTCTCGTCGTATCTGTACTGTCTTTAATTGTTAGTATCATAACGATGGTATGTACTTAAACAATCTCATTACATATCGTTTTTCTTTGGCAAATTCAAGCCCTTTGTGAGCAGCGAAATAATCCAAAAGCTCTGTAAATAAATGCTTGTTCTCAGCCATTTTATAGTGTAGCTCAAGCCGTGATTCCAAAGCATCTACATAATCCTTAATATCCTCCAAGTTAGAAGGAGAGTATTGAGTAATTGTAATATTTTGAGCCTTTGGCACTGGAGTTTCCTTAATTTTGTTTTTCAAAAGACACAATTCAAAGGATTGTTTCTTAATCAATGTATTTACCTGACTAATACGATCCCTTATCTCAAGGGATACATATACCATTAATACTATGATTAACAGCAGAAGAATGCTTATAAAATACAACATAACTATATAATTTAAAAACGCAACAAAGGTATGAAAAATAATTTAGATACACAACAAAATGTAAAGCAATCTATACCTATTAATGATAGGTTTTTAGACATACTTAAATATTACAATTATTCAGGATATAAACTTTCTCAAGAAACGAATATATCTCAATCACAAATAACTCATATTAAGAGTTACAGAAATAAGGTAAGCGATGATGTAATGGAGGAAATTCTAATTAAATTTCCTCAAGTCAATAAGGTTTGGTTACTCACAGGTGAAGGCCCTATGCTAAAAGCCTCCCCCTTAACCCCCTCCCAACAAAAAAACATACTCAAAAAGCTAAAAAAGCTCTTTATATCGCTGAGAAATAGAATTACCAAAGACCAGCAGCAGGCATTCAAGCAATATGAAGCAATACTATCCCAAGAGAATATTATATTGACAAATGAGCTTATCGAGGAGATAACTGATACTTTTCCTGATATAAACAAAGAATGGTTGCTATCTAACAAAGGGGCAATGTTCCTTACAGATGAGGGGTCTATCAATGGAAAGGATATTACTCACACTATTGGAAATTTAAAATCAAAAAATGGTACTGCTGAGGTAACGCCTATTCCTGAGCAGAGTTATATGATGGTTGAATATGCTGACCTTGCCGTATCTGCGGGCATGCTTGGAGGTGATTTCTCTGATTCTTTTGTGGAAAATCTTCCTGAAACCCATAAGCGACTTATCCCTCGTGAATATAGAGAAGGAAACTACCTTGTTGTAAGGGTGAATGGTGATAGTATGGACGATGGGACAAAACGTTCACTATCTGATGATGATGAAATACTCATACGACTTTGGACAGATGGCATGGATACCCTACCTATTCATAACAAACTCTTTGTACTAACCACTCGTAGCGGGCATATAGTTAAACAAATAACCAAAATTGACCGCAAAAAACAGCAAATTACTTGTCATTCTTTCAATCCGTTATACCCAGATCAATTTGTAGATTTCGAAGAGATTATACAAGTATTTACTGTGGAAAAAATAGTAAATTCTAAAATCAGATTATAATTTAATTTATATTACCATGAAGAAAATATTATCTATTATGCTACTCTTTAGCGTTTATTCTTTGTTTGCTCAGGAATTTGAGTTAACACCTGATGGACTTAAAGAAAAAACAACAGGGAAAAACTATGCTGTTATCTCAGCAGAAGGAAAAACAGCAAACCAACTTTATAACAGTGCTATAAAATATATCAATATTAATTACAAAAACCCTCAAGAAGTCATCAAAGCAGATTTAAAAGGGGAATATATCAAATGGGAAACATATATTCCTGTAATAGGAATGATTAATAATACTTTTATTAGTGTCGCTGCTGATGCAACTATAACTATGCAGCTATTTTTCAAGGATGGAAAAGCTAAATTTGAAATCATTAATCAAGACATCCGTAACTCTAAAAATAAAGGCCCTTTAGGGCATGTTATGATAAAAGGAAGGCGTTCTAATGGGTTTCCTATATACGATGAGAAAGATGGCAAACTAATACAAGAAGATTTGAAAAAAGATATTGAATCTTATTACAATACAACTCTGTATAAAATCAAAGAAATCTTACTTGATGATGATAATGATTGGTAATCATTGTCCCTATAATCTATTAGAAAAGCCCCATTACGGGGCTTTTCTACTTAAAAAAAATAAAACAATAATGAAAAGTACACAGAAAAATATCCAAGTATAAGAATTTACTTTTACTTCTTTGTCTTTTTGCACCTCACGCCTTGCAGTTTGCGTTTTTAATATGCTTTGTTCTTTAGTATTAGTTGTTATAGTAAGGGTGCTGTCAGCCTGCTGCAAGCTCTTAGAATGAGTATCTATGGTTTTAAGCGTTACCCTCCCGTTTATCACCCTTATAGTCTCACTATCACCATCCCTAATACGATAATATACAACCTCTTTGCTATGTCCAATACTATCCTTATCACTTTCAAGGGTGAGTTCGTAAGATTGTGAATGCTGAAGGTCAAAAGTAGCAACCTTTTGGGCTTTTTCTATATGTGTAGTACTGTCTTTTACCTCCTTTCTTTCGCTCTTTTGCTCTTCTCTGTGCTCGGTTAGGCTTGATTTCTTGCTTCTGCAGCCAATTAGCAACAAAAGGGCTAATAGTAAATAGAATTTCTTTCTCATTTCTCATTAGTATTAATCATTATTAAGTCATCTTCCTTGTTTCTCCACGCAACCTTCCTATGTTCACGCTTATATCGTATGTAGAACTTGGGTCGTTAAATTTCACAGTTCCTGCCATCACCTCTACTCGTTCCCATTGAGTAAAAAAGTTACTTTCAAAATACATCCCTTCACGAGGACCTGTATACAGATATACCTCATTGGAGGTATACAAGTCTCTTACTTCTTCTATCTCATTAGCAAGTACAGGCACTGAGCTTGTTAATTTCCATTCTTCCGTAACTTCAAGCCCTAAATGCTTACGCTCCATGGCACCTTCTTTATATCGAGCGTCCCAGCTACCACGATTCTTTGTCTTTAGCTCTCTTTCAAAGTCCTCAGAGAATAACCAATACCCCCACGATCCATAGCGTGTACGCCATCTCAAGAATATACCGCATTCATCTACTATTCTTGTTATCTCCTCTCTTGGATAAAAAGAATCATCTCCTACTGTAATACTCAATCTGTGCCTTTCAGTCCAAAAACTAACCATTAAAGGAGTTGCATTTTCGTTTACCTTGGTACAATAGTAATCTACTTGAGGATACCCACCAAAATAAGGCTTCCCTACATTAGGAGGGGCTACCCTCTTACCCTTCATGCGTTTCATGTTTTCAGTGGAATCGGCTATAGGCAGCCATCCACTGAATGTAGATAAGGTAATTGTCTCTTTTTTCTTATGATCTTTCCATTTTTTAGTAGTAAATTTCAAATTAGTTGTGAATATTGGTGCACCTATAAACTTTTGTTCTGTAGATGGAGGATTCTTGTACCTATCGGCAAATATCCTTTGTAACAGCAACCGCAAATCTATATCAGTAGTCTCTCCTCGATTCAATGAGTACCTAACTACATCTCTTGGCAAGCCTTCTATCTCCAATATGTCGGCATCTCTTGAGATTAGTGCTCTTACAAAAGTGAATGAGTAAGGGTTGTGTATCCCTACTATATCATGATCCATTTTAATATTGTAGTCAAACATATTCTTTTATGCTACATTTTGAATTTCCTCTATAATCTTTATAATCTCACTACTGAATTGTATTATATATCCTTCTCCAACCTTATCAATGATACTCTGTATACGTTCAGGAGTGATAACATCGTCTATAAATTCAGGCTTTCCATTATTCTGAAAGCGCCTTGTCCCCATTTGCCCTATCTTATGGGCAATAGCAAAGGCTAATGATGATATTTTCATCTTCTTCTCAATAGGTTGTATCCCTTTTGCCTGTATCCACGCCTCAATCGCTCTTATTGGAGGCAATTTTCCATCCTTACGCCCATGCTGCATATAGTAGGTGTAATCCTCTCCGACTATCTTTGCAGTTATCTTACCTTCCTGCCACGCTATGAAGGTCTGTAAGCTCCTTTCCCATTGACCAGTAGCGCGCATGCCCAAGCTATCATACTTCTCTACAAGCTCCTTTACTATAGCGGACAATTCCTCTGCCAATATATCCCTTACATTCATAGTCTATTATCTGCTACTTGTTATCTGGAAATTGACCAACACACCATCGAAATTAGTATCATATAGATTTATTACCTCCAACATTCGCCATTGCAGTATATCATATTCCCAACAGAAGGCATTAGCTATCTTCATAACCTCTTCCTTGCAGCGCTTGATATACTTCTCATACTTTCCTTCGCTTGGCATGTTTCCTTCTTGATCATCATACACCCTATCATAGTCCGACACCATAAGAAGGAGCAATCGTCCGCTATAGGTACGCCCTACCTCCTGAGCGCCTTCCTCAAATCTTACAAGCTCTTCTATGGGGTCGAGGAATAGGTAAAATTCCTTATCCTCCGACCTCTCTAAGTTGCTATAATCATCACGGCCGTAATCAAATGACCATCCGTTATTCCTCGCTATCTGTTGTAGTTTCTCTTTCATGGCTATTTATAATTGGCGCCCCCTTGCTTATCTCATCGAAAAAATCTTTCAATTTACCCTCTCTTTCATAGTTATATAGAGCCTTCATGATGAATTGAGGAGGATATTTACCACCAGTAAGCACAAATACATTCTTAACAATCTTACTTACAGGATACATAAGTGTCATAAACTGCACTACACTCTGAAAGATTTTGCCCGTCTCTGTCTCATTAATAGGAATACTCAGAACCGAAAGGGATATATACACCACTGTTATCACAAGCATTATTGTTGCATTGCCTGTAAGGAAGTGCTTTATATCAAAAGTACCTGCCTTTGCGTGGTATATAGCCCCTACTACCATATTAAGAAATAGGATAAAGCTAATTCCAACAAAGAAAAGCTCATTTTTCTCCCTCCAAATAGAAAAGTATGAGTACAGCATCAACAATGGAATACTCTTAAAGAAGGCAAGGAAAAAGTAATATACCCTATCTCTTAACTGTATTTTGTCATCAAAGTAAAACAGTAACACCATTGGGGTCGCCCATGTGGCTATCTTGATTTTATATTTCAAAAACCATTTAGAAAGTTTATTCACTGTATCTGTCATTGGTCTCTTGTCATTTATCATTCTTCTCAATTGTTCTTATCACTCCCTTGAGACGATCTGCATATGTGGGCTCGGTGGCATAGCCTGCCTTGGCCACTTCCTCTGCAAACTTGTACGGGTCGCTTCTTACCAATAATGCCTTAGCATATCGCTTGTTGTTCATGAATAGGTTGGCGTGATCAGTGAAACTCTCCTCTGGGCTGTCGTACTTGCGGAACCAGTCCTTAACAATGTACTTAAACCTGCCATAAGGTCGCTTTTCTATGCTGATAATAACGGGAAACTTCTCCTTATCCGTATCAAGTATCTCCGTGGTTTGCACCAGCTGCCGCTTTTCAGCAGGTGTGGAGACAGAGGCTTTCACCCCAAACATCATATTGCCAGGGGCTCTCTTCCCCCAACCTGTCTCCAGAGCTGATTGAGCGAGGATAAAAATAGCTGAAATCCCCGTTTTGCGCTCTGTTTCGAGAGCAAAGGGCTTGTATTTTTTGATAAATTCTTTCGGTGTCATAGGTTTTTATTAAATTAATTCAAAAACAATTTCTTTTCCTAATAGGCTACTTATTGTAATCAATTCGTTGTTATCTTCGAAACGTAATGGTACATTAAGTCCTGAAGCTATGGCAATTTGTAATGATTCATTATCAAAGTGAATTCCAGACCTTAATGATTCTTCTTTAATCTTTCTTCCTGATATATATCCTCCCGGCCATTTTTCAAACATATTAAAAAAAAGCCACCGATTAGCGTCAGAAACACTTACTAATGCAATATTAACTAATGTCCTGTTATCTTTAATAGGAGCTTTTATAAAAACATTCCAAATAAAATCGTTACCTTCTTGATACATTTCTGTTTTTTTAGATCTTATGATATTGCTCACATTCTCTGTATTGTTATATATAGAATACTGAACCTTGCTTTCGAATATCTGTAAAGGAATGTGCCCAATAAATTTACGTCCTTCTGTTAGAGCGAAAAAGTTTTTTAGTCTAACCTTACAATAAAGAATATCTCTTTTTCCCCCTCCCCAATCAAAATATTGTATCGCATTCATCTGTTTATGTTTTTAATTATAGGATAAGGCACGAAGCTCGCCACTATATCCCACCAATCTATGAATGTACCCTTGTAATACTTGTCATATATCTCCTTACATAGCCCTATCACGCCCAAGGCGATAGCGGCTATAAGTAAGGACTTCCCCACAGATAGGAATAGCACTGCTACCAAGAATATGCCTACAAATAGCATATTCCCATACTTACTATGCAGAAGCTTGTCGCTCCCCTTGAGTTTGTTCATTACTTTCATCATATATTTCGAATATCTATATAACACTTGTTGTTCCATATACTTACTACTGCTGTAGAGCCATCGCCACCGTTGAAGGCATTATCCCCAGTGTAGATGATTTGCTTGCCATCGCAAGTGAAGGTTACTTGTCCGCCGGCGAAGACCTTACGAAAAGATACACAATCCAGAGAAACTAAATCTTTAAGCTGAATGATTACCGATTTCTCAACAAAAATTACAATGCCATTAAAACTATGGCTACACTCTATATAGGTACGGACGGATATATTCTCACTATTCCCATTTAATTCAAACCAATCTGTATAGCTGCCAGTAATAACTTGTTTTACATATAGTTTCCCATCATTGACATCTAAGTTTTTTGCAATGATAAATCCCCAATGCTTAGAGCTATGGGTAAATCCCACCATTTCATAAAAATGAGCACTTGGGGCATTGACTATACTATTACCTGATCCAAAGTGAATAGCTCCATCCTTATCAAGGAATTTGTGAGCGTCTGTAATAGTCTTATATGCTGCTATCTCAGGCTTCCCATCTATCTCATCCCAGTTATGTCTGTGATTTTTTGAGGCATACTCGCTGTGGGTATGGGTACGTAATGCATATTCTGTATGGGTATGCCCTAATCGTGAATAACGGTCATCATGGTGGTGATCATTAGGAGCTTTCCCATTTAGAGCATCCTGCAAGCCCGCAATATTGCTAATACCTAAGGTGTCCAAAGTACGTTTATTCTGCTTGATAAACGCAACTATCTCACGCAATTCGTCTAATTCTGTGTCAGGACTTTGCAGGATACGCATGATGTTATCTATCAACTCCTTCAGGTTTTGAGCTGTCCCAGTATAACCTCCCTTGGGTAGTAGCTGAGATATATCCACATTCTGTAATCCCTCCAACTTTGTACGTAGTTCATTCGTGAAGTCATTGGAGGAGAGTATCTTCCCTGGTACTTTATCTACCTTGTTTCCTATGGCATTATTTAGATCATCAGCAGTACCTGTATACCTTCCTTTATCCAACTTACCACTAAACAATTCAACCAACTTTGCTTTGATAAGCCTTAATACTGCCGCAACTCTTGTCTTGGTATTACCAAATCGCCTTGTTTCGTTCTCTATCTGATTGATTATATTCTCTATTGCTGTCATCTCTATTCAAATGTTTCGTCAAATGTTTCGTCAAATACCTTAAAGCTGTTATCTGTGACAAATTCTTTATCAAATCGTTTCTTTGTTGTAGCCCAATCTATATCGTGGAGGTAGTAGAATATCCTCGGCTCTTTTACCTTATCACTGGCCAATGTAAAGCGTATCATATTCTCTTTATAATCCCTTGTAAGATTCACCACACGCAATCCAGCATCATAACCTAATACCTCAAAACCTGATTTATCAAAAGAATGTTCATTACTCTGTATCACCGCTACAAAGGTGCCTTTCTGAAGGTCTTCTATAAGTGATATATGTTTGTTGGAAAAGTCATATACGCGCAAGTCTAATTCATGGGTATATTTATTGCTGTTGTATTTCTGCCTTCCTGTGAAGTGCCTTTTGTAACCTTCTATGGAATATCCCCGCTTTCCTTCTTTTAGAGAGAAGTTAATAAGGTTTACACCCTCCCTCATAACCTTGCGCCTGTCTATATCTTCGAAATTGATTAATACCACTCGGTTATAAATCCCCTTTATAGGTATATACTCACAATCAAAGGTAAACCCTTCCTTTAACCCTCTTATACATTGTACTGCCATTTTTCACCTATTATCTGTTACCTTATATGAGTGTTACCCTCATTCTTCCCCTTCGTTCTTGTTTTTCTTCGCAACCACACTCATTGCATTTCTCCCATTCAGGGAATTGTTCTTTATGTCTTTCTATATATCTTTTGCATTCTTCCCATAGCTCATGTGCATTCTGTAAGTACATTGTATGTAGGTCTCTACGTTCTGCCTGACTAATACCCTCACCGTCCTGATACACCTTTGACCGTACTCCATAGGGAGTATCTACCTGATGACCTGTTATTAGGTATCTTGCATAAGAAAAGTAAGACAACACAGCTTTCAATCCTGCAAACTCATACTTTCTCCCTTGGTGTGTGTAACTTCCCCCCTCTAATAGAAAGGTATAATCTCTCTGTGGGGTATCACTTACCAAGTCCTGATAAAAGTCCTCGCATACGGTCCTTTTAAGGTCAAAAGTCTGTGCTTCTCTTATGTATCGCTGAAAATCTTCCTCTTTCCTAAAAAAAGAAATGCTCAAGTATTTCCCTACACTCGCTTTATCTGTTAGTATTCTCATTAGTAATTAGTCATTATTTCAAATAGTCCATTACTTGATATTGGCTCTGCAAAATTGTCAAATAATTCTTCAAACATTTCTTGCACATCCTGTCTTTCCTCTTGCATTTGTTCCTGCATGAATATACGTGCTTCCTTGAGACTATCACCTGAAGTATTTCCGAGTTTCCCTTCTACAAAGTCAATAAGTACAGGAGGAATATTTCCGTATGTCTTACGAATATTATTAGCTGTCTTCTTATCGGCATACTCGAATAAATCCGCTTTTACATTGCTTTCTATTGGCTTAACCAATACTTGATCTTCTAACTTATCCCCCTTCATTTCGAGTTCAAAATGAAATACACTCTGCTCAGCTTCCACTCCTATTGAATTACGTAAGTTGTCTCTAAAATCCTCTCTATCTTCATCACTATTCATAGTTGAGGTGACAAAGGCATACGTACCAAAGAATCCTTTCTTAAAACCATTCCTTGTGTACTTTGTTGATAACATCTCACTTTCACAATCCAATAGTACCACATCAGCCCACGCTAAGGGGTAACTATCATTTCTATCTAAGTTCAAGAAGTACACTTGCCCCTTGTAATTCTCCCAGCCTCCTACTCGCTCTACCTGTGCCTGTATCACTTCAGGACGGGGGTCATACATGTCTATTGCTGTTACCTGCTTATCTACCTCTTTTTTATCCTGCAAGTTGTCCCAATTTTCGTAGTAGAGTACTTTTCCTCGATAATTATTGCTATCTCTCGCTCCTAATCTACAATAGCGATAAGGGAGTACCTGTACACTTGTTTTTTGAAACAACTGGTTGTAATTCACTTGTACGAATACCCCCTTGTGATACGACAAGCTCCTCGCTACCTTTTTTAAAAGGTCATTAGGTGTTTCTCTCTTGTCATTGATATACAGCGTATCCTTACGAAAGCGTGTGCGTTGTTGCCTTGCTGCTGCACGCGCTTCCGCTTCCAATGAAAATCCTTTCCCATATATAAAGTCCGCTATCACCCCCGCGCATGCTTTTGCAGTAGCTGACCCTCCTACAAGTAATTCTATCATGGTAGGGTAGTCATTCTTCTCTCCATTTGCCAAGAAGGGATAACCTTTGTATTTATTGCTCTCTGTACGGCGGCTTTCCTTGTGTAAGGATACGACTGATACTTTTGCCATTGTTTATATCAAATTATTGAGTTACTTCATCTGTAGTGCCTTCACTTACTTCATCTGTAGTGCCTTCACTTACTTCATCTGTAGTGCCTTCACTTACTTCATCTGTTACTTGTTGAGATTTCCAATCTTCTACATGTCGCTCCCAATCTTTAGGATATTCCTCGAAATTCGCAATCCTATTAGGGTTAATAGACAAATATTGCAAGGCTATATCATTAGTCAGCGTGTCATTGTTGAAAAATTCACTGCTTCCAAAATCCATTGGTAAGGAGTGTATATCACTCTTTAGCCTGAATGATCCTTCTTGTAAGGTTGTGTCTGTGTTTTTTGTTTTGTTTTTTGCCATTTCTTCTATTTTTTTTTGAATTGTTATAAGCCTACTCTTTCCCTCTCGTGCCAATCTATCCCAATAACTCGATAACTTATGCGGGCAACTTGGACAAGGGTCGTTATCGTTGAAAAGATAAGCGTAAAAGGCGATGAAAGTCTCTTTATCCTCTCCCACCGCCTTTGCATAACCTCCTTTCAACAAGTCATTTAATCTATCTTCTGTAAAGTCAGTCATTAATTATTAACCATTAATCATTGAGTTTTACGCCAATTTGTTGTCAAATTTACCCTTAGTGGTGGTGTAATCAGTATCCAACCATCTCAGCGCTGTCTTTGGTTCCTTTTGATTGCTTGGAGTTCCTAATGTAAGGGTATACACACCACCATTGGTACGACCTTCACCCTCTGTAGCCTCTAATCCTATGTAGAACCCATACACATCAAAGGTATTTTCGAGAGTTTTTGTCTTATTTTGAACAATACCCACTACGGACGCTCCTGCTACTATCTTATCGATTTGGTCATAATCATCTTTGCTCTTCCCATATATCTTCAGTACAATATTGTGCTTGTGTCCGTTGAAGTCATCGTCTGATATTTCAGGCTTAGTACTTACTGATATATGGCTCTCCTTGGAATAATCCACCTTATAGGCAGTCTTTCCATTCTTGAGTACTAAGGACTTTATTTGGTTGCCTTCTACTACAGTAGCTCCTAAGTCTATATCCTCTCTATTGACAAGCAAAAGACTCAATTCTACCCCCTTAATCGTGTCATCACAATCATAACCAAAATCCTTAGCTATCTTATTAATACATTGTGCCATGTTTATTATTTATTTTAAATGTTAATCTATAGTAATAGGTAAAAGGAAATATACACCTTTTACCTGTTACTTGTTATATAGCCATTGCTCCAGTAGTTGGCATTACCCTTTGAAAATCCATTCTGTAAGCAGCCTTGATATATACATTCTCATCTTTACCGCCCACGTACTCTATTTCCAAGTTACTTAAAGAACTTAAGCTATCCACTCCTAACTGACACTCAGACTTGTCAAGCAAGATAATACGGTGTGGATTATTCCACTTCGTGCCATCTGAGAAATCTCTCTTGATAATCTCATCAAACCAACGATGAGTAACCACCTTAATACCTTCAAAAGTCATCGTCTCATACCCATTCTCCATCTTGGTTAAAGTGTCCTCATTCTTGTACTCACTTCTAAGGTAACGAGATAGATTGGTCGCCATTGAGTGTGTCATCAAGAATATAGGCTCCGAACCAGAGGCAAAAGTCAAACCGTCAGCCTTGTCTAACAGCTCTGTACATGCCTTGAATGCTGTATCACGAGCTAATGCTAACTGAGCGGCACGGGTTGCCTGTGCATTCTCTGTAATAGTTACCCTCTTACTTGGGTCAGAGGTGATAAACGATTGGAAAGAAGCAAAAAGTCCATTCAATACGTTGTAATTCTCCTTCGCAACGCCAGCGGTCAGTTGCTCATTCCCTGGACCTGAACCTACATTGCTTGCCTGAGTGTCCCCAAAGTAAGCAAACTTGTTAAAGTCCGTGTGAATAGTCTTCTCTAATTGGCTTGCTATAAATATTACAAATTGGTCACCATCTATATGCAACTTATCAATCCCCTTTACATTGCACCATTGCAAAATAGACTTTTCAAAATCAGCATAACACTGAGATATATTCACTCTCAATGGCTTAGGATCCCACCATCCTGTGCGTACTGGAATATTAAAAGGCACTGGCTCCATACCACAACCTGCATCCTTGCGAGTTACCCCCTCAGTAGCTCCATAATACCCATATTCCGTCTCTTTAGTTACACCCTCAACCACTGTCATAGCCTCTTTTATGTCAGCTAATCCCAACGAACGATCCTCAAGCAAGTCTTTTATATCCCTGATATACTCTTTTACCCTTGCTGGCTCTTTGATGAAATCTTTTATTTTTGTTGTTGCCATATTTTATCCTCCTTTCTTTTATTTCAAACTTTCATAAAGTTTCTTAAGTTCCTCAAAGCTGCGTTTCTTACCTCCATTAGTAGGCTCCTGACTCACCCCTCTTGGATTGTTCACCTCGAATTTGCTAGTAGTTTTTTTCATCACCTCAAATTTTTGGGATAAATCTTCTACCTTATCCATTACTGCCTTCAAGCATTTTGTTACAGTATTAGCGAACTCCTCATCTACCTTTTCAGGCTCTTCCTGTTGCTCTTTTTCTCGAATTTCCTTAATTCGTCCGCCTTCCACAACAAGGGTTTTTTCATCTTTCAAAAGATACTCCCCATCAGACAAGGCACTTTCATCACTTTGTCCATTGGTCGTCTTCTTTTTCACCTCGTCACCTTCGGCAGGTGTTTCCCCTTCTGTTACCACGGTGATAATATCACCATTGGCCAAGGTCAAATCTACATCAAATGCTTTTGCATCTTTAACTTTCTTTGTAAAGTCATTCATAAAAGCCAAAAGCTCTCTAACTATTTTATTCATACGCAATTTATTATTTTCTTTTTTGTTTTTCTCAAAAAAAAGCCCATTCGTAGCAGCAGGGTCATCTACAAGGTCAGAGGCGCACCAATCAATGAGTTTCAATCCTATTCCAATCTTATCATCATCACCATCCTTGTATATCTCATCTATAACATCGGCTTCTACGTAGATAGAGTTACCGAACATCTCTGGGCATTCCACCGCCATTCCCATTACATAGTCGAATAGGCTAATACCTCTACCTGTTACCTCTGTCTTTCTCGCTATATCTGCAAGGAACAGATCACCCACTAATCGTCCATCTGTTACATTAAAATTCTTGTACTTCCCAATAAATGAACCAAAAGAGCCCCCTGTAAAGGACGGGTGCTCAAATCGAGCCTTTATCTCTCCTTTCTTGTTTCCAAAATCTTTTAACTCATTGAGGAATCTTTCAGAGAAGTAGTAACCATTCTTATTAAGCCCCATATTAGCCAATGCAACGCCATAGATAACTCCTTTCTCTTTATCTATCTTACTTACATTCCCTTCTTGGTTATATGTACTGAATTTTATTTCCATGCGACAAAGGTAAGCCGTAAGGCTTTAATTGAGTGCAGGTAATTTCAGGCAATAATATTTAATGTTTATATGTACTTTTGTCTCCGCAATCAGCACTTTTTTATCATAAAGAAAATTAGGTTAAACAAGAAAAGCGTACCATAAATGGTACGCTTTTCTGTTTTTTGTTGTTATATTTTCCTATCTTACTTCCTCCTCATACATTACATCACCCGTCTCATTACACACCACCTGCACAATGCCACCCTTATAGTCAGCAAAGTAGCTGTGATTACTTCCATTAAATGCTAATATGTAATTCTTACAATAATCAAAGGTGCTTTCAAATCCTTTATTGTTACTATCACTATCATCATTAAAGATTACATCATAGGTTTTCTCAGGTATAGCCTTCAAAATTTCATTCTTTTGGAACTCTTCAAAATAAGTAATAATGATCTCATCACCTTTTACTTCGTAATCTCTTCGGTCTAAGTTAGCCTTAACCCATTCTTGATTAATAACATCATTCTTGATACTAAACTTTTTCATGATAATTTAATTTATTTGTTATACTTCTTTCTTTTTGACACTGCAAAATTACAAATAAAGTTTTAAATATACAAACTTTTAACGTGCTTTTTTAAAGAACACATGGTTAAACTTTTCTTAATTAAAAATTGCTTCCTTATACTTAAAATAATAATAAAAAAGTCCTTTTGTCCTTATCCCCATTTCTCTGTGTCCATTAATGAGGGCTGATACTTCTGCCTTTGCAATACCTAAATCTGATACCAATTGCTTATTTCCTATCTTATACCTATTCATTCGTTCCTGTATCCATTCAGGAGTGACCTCCTCCGCAGGGGACTGTATATATGGATAAGTAACCTTCCTTATCTGCCACCCTTCAAAATACGACCTGAATGTCTCTTCAACTATATCAACCATTCTTTTACCGTCTGCATAGTTATCCGAGGGGCTTTTCTCTTGGCTTATCTGTATATTCAATATCTTATCATCTGTGTTTATCTCCAATACTTTAAAGAAGATACGAGAGTATCTCCGATGTAATATTGCTGACTCCTCCAATCTCTCCAATTGCTCTTCGGATAACAATCCTTTTAGCTTGTGTAAATTCTTAATAATATTCTCCATCGTTTTTAAATTAAAAGGGGAGGAGTTACCTCCCCTTGTGTTAAAGTCTAATTTCCTTATTCTCGTCAAGAGAATAAATAGCTAATTGCTCATTAGCTCGCCCTATTTTCAATGCTTCTTGCAAGTCATTCACTATCATTACACAATCATAATAATACCGATTGGCTCGCTCATCAAACCACCCTCCCACAGTAAAGGTGCTCTGTTCTGCAATTTCTATCACTCTCTTAAGCCCCTCATCTCCGAAGCTGTCTTGAGTTAATCTCATCGCTACACAATACCCTTTTTTAGGGGTTTGAAAGTCAATGATTGAAATTGTAAATCCGTAAGGATTAGCCTTTGCAATCTCTTTAATTGCTGTAAATCTATTTTTCATAGACATTGCGCCGTTTATTTGCCCTGTCGGCTCATCAGGAATAAATGTTAAATGAACTTATTTGTCTTATTTTGACACTGCAAAGGTACAACAAAAGTTTTAATTATGCAAACTTTTTTAGGTTTTTTTCATATCTAACAGTGTTAAACTTTCTCTTAAAGAAATTAACTATTGGTAGGGGTCTATATTAGTAGCGCATTTATATTGTGTTTTTAGCCTTTCAAGGGTTTTTCAGTGGCATAATATAGTCCCTCTGTTTGCTCTGATTTGGTAATTCCACGCCGAATGTCGCAAGCTAACCTAATAGAACACCTTGTTCGCAAAGAAGCAGACACTTTGCAACAAAAGGAACAATATGAAACCAATGAACAACAAAAAAAGGAGGTCTAAAACCTCCTTTGCTTTATTGTTATCTGTTATTTTTTACTCCCATAATATGCCTCCCAATGTGCCAGCAGCTTCTCTGCGTGCTCCTTCGGAGTTACTTTGATATACTTGAGAAAGCTCGCCTCTGTAGTGTGTCCTGTGACCTTCATTATTGAGAGCGTTGGAAAGTTCATCAGATATAAGTTCGTTGCAAAGCTCCTTCTGCATGTATGAGAGCTAATAAGCTGCCACTTCTCATATATACCCCGCTCCTTGCGCTTTGTTACTGGGCTCATCAAGTCTCCTTCTACTTTGTCAATAAACCCAACTTCCTTACAAACTTCCTTTATCATCTTATTAAAATGATGTTCTTCCATAGGTTGAGGCATGCCTCTTTTTCGAATCATCTCCTTAATATGATGATGCAGAGGTATAACCACTCTTATACCTGACGAGTTGCGTGTCTTCTTGGGTTCTACCTCAATAAAATTACTGTCAGGGTCAATAGCTGGTAAATTCATAAAGTCTGACACTCGTAATCCCGTCCAAAGTCCCAATATCATCAAGTCTCTGGTCTGTTCATATTTCTTGTTATAGGAAAAGTCGTAATTAAAGAGCGTATCTATTTCCTTTTCTGACAGAGCTACCGACAAACTATTTGCCTTTGTTGTGGTAAATTCAGATATTCCATCACTCACTGTATACCCTTTCTCTTTTGCTTTTTTTAAAAATATCTTAATTATATGTACGTATGTACCTATAGAATTAAGGCTATTTTTCCTCTTATGTATACAGAAATCTATGAATTCGTCATTTAGCTCTTTGTTGTAACTATCTATGCTTATTCTTCTCTTTCTACTTTCTTCAAATTTTTTAACTACTCTGTTCGTGTTAATATACGACATTATCCTCGAATAACTATACTCTCTCCCTGTATTCTTATTGATAGATCCTCTAATCCCCTTCAATATATCATCTACAAAATCGGTTAAGTATTCAAATTCTTGCGGTATCTTCTCTGGCTTAAAGCGCTTATCAAAGTCTAATTTTAACCTTTCACGACTCACTTTCTCCCCATTGAGTTTGTAGTTATCAATGAGAGTTATAAGGAAATCGTGATATTGCATTATATAAGTAGTAATCTTTCTCAATCGCACACCATCCGAGCCTTTTCGAGATTTGGGCATACGAGCAGAGAAGTCCCAATCATTCGGATTAATAACCTCCCCTGTAGAGTACTTAAATATTTTTTTTTCATCCTTAATGTAATACTGAATAATAATAATCGTATCTTTGTCCCCGCTTGGCTCTTTTAAGTAGAAATACAT